GAGGAGAATTCGGATGTCAAGACAAAAACTTGAACAGGTACTAGAGTACCTTATTAATGAAGAAGAAGAGAAGGCTCGCGACTTACTACATACAGTATTCGTTGAAAAGGCCCGCGCAATACACGAAACTTTAATCGAAGATGAAGATGAGGATATTGAAGAAGCACTTGAAGACGATAAGGATGAAGACGAAGTTGATGAGTCAGCCAAATCCAAATGGGAAGATGAGATCAGGAAAGAGGATGATGTAATTGAAACTCACCGTGATGAGATCGCCCAAGAGGAAGACTTCGGTGAAACCGATGATGGCGAAGATGAAATTAGTGATGCCGAAGCAGAAGACGATCTAGATGATATGGAAGATGTTGGCGATGATGACATTGTAGAGCCAGAAGGCGATGCAGAGGAAGTAATCCCAGCGAAATTAGATGATCTAGAAGCCGCAGTAGAAGAACTCAAAGCAGAATTTGATAAGCTAATGGGTGGCGACGAAGAAGCACCTATGGATGATGAAATGGGCGACGAGATGGGCGATGCAGAACTTGGAATGGGCGACGAGATGGATATGGTTGCACCAGAAGAAGAAGCAATCCGTTACGAGTCTAAAGAAGAAGATGACGATGATGCTAAAGAGTTGGACGAAGCAAAAACGATGGATACAGTAGCAGCTGCTAAGATGGGCGACGATGGTGATGCCGGTGCAAAAAGTACAATTACCGGTGGCAACGTTAAGAAATCCGATCATGGAGTTAGTGCTGTAAAATTTGCAAGCGGCGACGAAAAAGGTCGAACAGCAGAGAAACCTGCTGAAGGCATGACAACAAACCAAGATGCTAAATTATCAGCTGGGCCAAAGGCCGAAACTGGTGATAAATCTGATAAAGGGGCAAAAAGCCTCGTAAAGGATATAAGGTAACAAATGACAATGCAACCGTTATTTGAACGTTTAACTTTTAGTCAGGCTAAAACTATAGTCGAATCACGGGACCGTTCAGACGGTACTGGTAAAGATCTCTTTATGAAGGGACTCTTTATTCAGGGTGGTGTTAAGAATCAAAATGAGCGTGTTTATCCTGTTAAAGAGATAGGCAAAGCTGTTGATACAATTAACGAACGCTTACAAGAAGGACAAACTGTCCTTGGTGAAGCAGACCATCCTGAAGAATTGACTGTGAACTTAGACCGGGTTAGCCACATTATCGAAGATATGTGGATGGATGGTCCTAATGGATATGGAAAACTAAAAGTTATTCCAACACCCATGGGGAACATTGTATCTACATTACTTGAAAGTGGCGCAAAGTTAGGTGTATCAAGTAGAGGTAGTGGTAACGTTAACGAAAGCGGTGAAGTATCCGATTTTGATATCGTTACAATAGACATTGTTGCTCAACCTAGTGCGCCTGGAGCATATCCAAAAGCTATAAGAGAAAGGCTAGAGAATATGCGAGGCGGATATCACATGTATGATTTAGCAGACGCAATGATTAATGATAAAAAAGCTCAAAAATATCTCAAAGAAGGTATTTTGAAGTTTATTGAGGAATTGAACAAGAAGTAACAGGGAGAACAATATGGCCGAAGCACTTAAGGAATTAATTGAAAGCGATCTTCTTGATGAGGATACGAAGGCCAATATTCAGCAAGCATGGGATGCAAACCTAACTGAAGCACGTGATGCATTAGCAACAGAGCTAAGGGAAGAATTTGCAGACCGCTATGAAAACGACAGAACACAACTTGTCGAAGCAATGGACAAAATGCTTACTGATGCCATTCAAACGGAAATTAACGAGTTCGCAGATGATCGTAAGGGTTTAATTGAGGCTCGCGTTGCTTATAAACAGCATATGCAAAGCCACAGTACTGCTCTTAATCAGTTTGTAATGGAAGCATTACAAGCAGAGATTGTAGAACTCCGCGAAGATCGAACAAAGCAATTTGATAATTTCAATAAGCTCGAAGGTTTCGTGCTAAAGCAACTTTCTAACGAAATTGCTGAATTCAACGATGATAAAAAGTCTCTCGCAGAAGCAAAAGTTAAATTAATTTCTGAAGGCCGTCAAAAGTTAGACGAAGCAAAGCAAAAATTCATTAGGCGTGCCGCTACAACAATCGAAAAGGTTGTTGAAAACGCACTACGTGGCGAAATGTCACAACTTAAAGAAGATATCAAAGCTGCTCGCGAAAATAACTTTGGTCGACAGATTTTCGAATCTTTTGCTACAGAGTATATGACTTCATATCTCGCAGAAGGCACAGAAATTCGTACACTCAATAAGAAAATTGAGAAGCAACAAAAGAATATTACATCTCTAACTGAATCTAAAGATACATCAGTTGTTGAAGTTAAGAAACTTCAAGACACGATTAGCCGTAATAAGGTTATGACAGAACTGCTTACACCTTTAGTAAAAAGTAAGAGAGGTATTATGGAAGAATTACTCGAAAGTGTTCAAACTAAGAACCTTAAAGGTAGTTTCCAAAAATACTTACCTGCCGTTCTTAACGAAACAGCAAGTAAGAATGAAACTTCTAATAATGTTACACTCACTGAAAGAACCGGTGATAAGGTAGCACGTAAAGAAGAAACAAAAGTAACACCAGATACACATGGTAACATTGTGCATCTAAAAAAATTAGCAGGTATTAAATAAGGAGTATTAATAATGGCTGAAAACCTAATGGAACAAAAAAACTGGGGTGCCACTAAAGAAGCTCTTTTAGAAGGTCTAGATGGTCAGCGCAAGCAGACCATGGACGTAATCTTAGAGAACACAAAAGGTTATCTTTCAGAAGCCGCGATTGCAGGGACTACACAAGCCGGCAATGTAGCTGCTCTTAACAAGGTAATTCTTCCAGTAATCAGACGTGTAATGCCAACTGTTATTGCAAACGAGTTAATTGGTGTACAACCAATGACTGGTCCAGTTGGTCAAATTCACACACTACGAGTTCGTTATGCAGATGCATTCAACTCAACAAGTGGCGTAGACACCAGTGCAGGCGAAGAGGCTCTAAGTCCCTTCAAGATTGCAGCTGGTTATTCTGGTAATGCCGCAGACGATAAAGCAAGCTATACAGCAAATATGGAAGCAGTAGCAGGCAACCGTCTAAGCATCCAGATCATCAAGGAAGTAGTAGAAGCCAAGTCACGAAGGCTCAGCGCACGCTGGACTTTTGAGGCGGCACAAGACGCACAGGCAATGCACGGCCTTGATGTAGAAGCAGAGATTTTAGCTGCTTTAGCACAAGAAATTACAACAGAAATCGATCAAGAGGTTCTTGGTTCGCTACGTTCGTTAGCTGGTCAAGACGCGGTTTACAATCAAAGTGGTACCTTTACAGGTACACCACACTTTGTTGGTGATCGACACGCAGTACTAGCAATTCAAATGAATCAACAAGCAAACCTAGTAGCAGCTCGCACACGACGTGGCGCGGCTAACTGGGCAGTTGTTTCACCAGCTGTATTGACAGCACTACAAAGTGCTACAACTTCAGCATTTGCACGTACAACAGAAGGTACATTCGAAGCACCAACAAACGTTAAGTTTGTAGGTACATTGAACGGTACAATGCGTGTATACGTTGATACATATTAC